CTATTTTTCATAAAAATAACCTCTGTTCAAGAATTTGTTGACGAAGTATATCTGACCTTTTCCTGTTACCTTGGTTGTCCGAGTAATTCTTACTGATCCATCCGGATTCTGCACGTTGCTTTCCTTTACCTCGAATAACCCCTGTTCAACATATCTCTGCTGCGGCATATTCTTTGACGAACCGTTTTTAATAAGGAAGTTATTCTCACGCAACCACTCAAACAACCGCTTCTGTCCTATCTGATAGCCGTTCTGGCAGATCAGCTTTGCCAAGTCTCCGATAAGAATTGATGTGTGACTTGTTGCCACTGCATCGGCAAAGATTTCTTTCGGTTTCATGCGCTGATTTTCAGCGATCAGCCTTGTGTTGTTTTCCTTAAGGCTGTTGATTTTCTCGTCAGCCATCTTTAACGCTCTGGCAAATACCTGCTCCGGTGTGTTCCACGCCTTTTCCAAGTCGATAAGGTACTGGCGGACTGCTTTACCCTCTGGTGTTCTCTGTATCATGCAAATCTGCTTTGCCATGTCTACAGAAATATCAGCATCCTTTGATGGTCTACCGCCCTTTTCGGAGGTTTCGCTCAATTTTGAGCAAAAGTCTTTACCCTCTTCAAAGCCATATTCACACATTCTCGGGAACCAATCTTTGAATGCGGTTTTAATATGTAGCTGCTCGTGCAGTTCTCTTGCCGATACTGTCTGTGTATCAAAATTGACTTTCACTAACTCGTCCATTCCATCCAACTCCTTTCCGTGTTATAATCCTCCATAAGGAGGTGGTAACCATTAACAAATGTCCACTTAACGATTTTAGAAATTGCATCCGCGATTGTGCTTGGTATGTTTCCAGTTCTGATTGTTGTGCTGTTCATAAATTAAGTAATTTAAAAAGCATTAAAAATCTTTCAGAGCTAAAATCTATCGAAAGAAACATATCTAGCATCGAATCAATACTCAATCGGCATCAATCCCAATAATCGTTTCAGCGATACGGTCGATTTCGCCTGCAATGCGAATTTTTGTTTCCGTATCTGATGTTTTCTTACTTTCCTCTGCCAGCGTTTCGATTTGCTGGTAGAGGGTATCTTTTAATTCTTCAATGCTATGCAACATTCTTCTCCTTTCTATGTTATAATTCCCTTATCATCAAATAAGGGAGGTGTAATTTTGAACGATGAATATGTATCTGCCTACGCTATTGCTAAAATCTGTGGATATAACGGTTCTTTCAATGATTTCAAAATCAAGTACGACCAATACTGCGAAGAAATCAATGAAGAAATTTCGGAAGAAGAACCAACTTTAGCAAAAGTATCTGCATCTACTAATCCTTTCCGTAGGCACAGCCCGTTCTAAAATATTTTGCTAACGGAGCAACGGCGTTGAGAACATTGATAGACAATATAATGTTTGTCTCATCAATTTTCTTTTCGCCATTAAGAATTTTGCTGTAATCGTCCAAAACATTAAATGCGACATGCTGCGCCATTTCTTCAATGTCAATATATCTTCCGTCTTTACGCTCAACAATCGTTGCTTTTCCAGATGAATCCAAAACAGAATATCTTGATTTTTCCAATGTTTTTACATCTCCTTTCTAGTAACTTTTTAAGTTACTTTCTTTGCAAAAAAAATATCCATTGGATTTTGGATGTGAAGGTTATCAATCATAACCTGAATTTCGTCGCTTCCAAAAACGCCCTTACTCATTCTCATATAAAATGTTTTTGGCGTAACTCCAATCATTTCCGCAACATCAGCCTGTGTTTTGCCATTTTCAGCAATAACGCCGCGAAGTTTGTTTGTATCAACCATCTGACTACTCCTTTCTAACTTCGTAACTTTTGAAGTTACTTTTATTATATTCCATTTTGGTAACTTGTCAAGTTATTTTTTTCTTGACGAGTAACTTTTTTGTGTTATAATAAAGTTACCAATAGGAAAGGAGGAAAACTCAAATGACAATCGGAGATAGGATAAAAAAGCAGAGAGAGCTTTTAGGTATTTCACAAGTAGAGCTTGCAGAGAAAATAAAAGTTTCAAAGCAAACACTATATAAATATGAAAACAACATTATTACTAATATTCCAAGTGATAAAATAGAAATTATTGGGAAAGTTCTTGAAGTTTCTCCATCTTATTTAATGGGTTGGGAAGATAATTTAGAAAACGCACCAGATATTCTTCCAGACCTTATGTCAGATAGTGAATTGCTGGATAACTTAAAAATGCTAATGAAACTTAGCAAAGAACATAGACAGACTATATTTGACAATATAACCTATTGGCATGAAAAAGAGGGGCACTAAATGCCCCACTTTTTTTTGAATGAAAGTATTGTGTTATATAAAAATTTCAAAAATCGCTCGTTGTCGCACTTAACGACCATTTCAGTTATTTTTTCCTTGTAAAACGCTGTTTCCTCATTGAACTCATTTTCCCCCATTTTATTCTCCTCCAATCTCTGCAACCGATAATGTTAATGTCATTATAGAACGTACGTTCTTTGCAGTCAACCTCATACAAAAAAATTACCATTATTTACCAGTAACATTTGAGAGGGCAATGAATCGCCAAACATCGCCCTCTCTCCAGAACTTGAAGTGCCCTTATCGGACAATTTTATTTTACAAATTTTGCCAGCATTATTCAAATCATTTCGATCGCAAGTTTCGACAGAAATCGTATGATTTGTCACTTTGGGTCAACAAAAACGTCTGGGTTTTGAACAGATATAAAACACTGCTTATGCAGGTTTGTGCCAACCTAAATCCGGTTAAGCTATTTGCACCCAGGATTTCCAGCCACCGTCAATTCGGCAAATAGTATGTATATCAGTTCCCTTATTATTGTAAAGAACGATCCGATATGCATTTGTTAATTTATTCAATACAATTACTTCAATGGTGACATCATTAGGCGTACCATCTACTGGAACCCCACCGATATTGTCCCCATGTATCAGATACGGAACATACGGTGCCATATCACTAATAAATTGATTAACTGCACTTTCAAGAGAACAATCAGATGCATATCCAATACTTCCTCCTTTAGTTCCCAGAATTATATTTTGCGATACAATCGCCCCGGTTACGGTTCCGCCGCCGATACCGGAAATATCCGTAGTTCCAAGCATCTTATACAGATACCGCACGTTTTTAAACATCTGCGATACCTTGGCAAAAATGGACGAATGTTTTTCGCCACTTGTCAATGTAACAACGCTTGTCCACGATGACGCTGTTTCATCATCACTGCTCGTAAATGATGCGACATTGCTCGCTGTATCTCCCCCTGTCGCTACTGCCCCAATGTTTGCCGCCGACAGACTTACATTCCCACGGCGGTAGACATTCTCCTTTGCCCCCTTAACACCCGTCACAGGAGTACCCGCAAGCACATCCCACTTCCCGTCTGACGTTTTGTAGATATTCGCGCCGGCGGGAACTGCATTGCCCGCTCCCTCTTTAAAATCTGCGGTGGTCGTAAACTCATCCGAAATATTGTACATCCATCCTGCATTGACATCCGGAAGCGCCGGAAGATTTGCAAAAGCCACCGTGCCATGCGGCTGCAATCCACCTTTTAGTCCCTCTGATACGTCTTTTGCCTGCTGATAGTAATACTTGGCATTGTCAGAATCCTCGCCCTCTCTGCTCCCGGTACCACCCACGGCATAACTCTGTGCTTTGGTTGCACTATCTGCTGCAGATTCGGCTTTACCGATGATCTCTGTTGCTTTCTGCGTTGCGATTGTGGCTTTATCTGTGGCGGTACTGGCTGACTGACTGGCAGATGCCGCTTCACTTGTGGCTGTGGCTGCAGACTGACTGGCGGATGTCTCACTGGCTTTTGCGTTAGTCTCGGATATTGCTGCCGCTGCTGTCTCTGACACTTTGCCATTGGTTTCGGATGTTTTTGCCGCTGTTTCACTGGCTTTTGCGGCATACTCACTTGCTTTGGCGTTGGCTTCGGACTTTGCCGCTGCCTGCTGGCTTGACTCTGCCTTTGCCACTTCCACTTTGATTTTCGCCAGATAATTAGGCTCCAAGTGTTTTTCCTCGATGCTACCCTCTTTGACGATGGCAGACACTTTTCCATCCTTATCAATATAAAAAGCTACCGTATCAGAATCAAGGAACTCATACTGTGTAATCAGTGCCGACAGGTCTATGTACTGCTTCGTACCATCGATCAGAGTCAAAATAATCTGCTGTGTAGTCGGGTTATAATCGAAGTTGACGGCAATTTTCCCCATCTGCGTGTCGATCGTAACCTTTGAACCATTCTTTTTTGTGATCGTGATGATTCCGGTCGACTCCTCAAAGGTCACATCCGACACAAGAGTTGCCACCTCTGTTTTCGTGGCTTTTGTGGTATCCAGAGTAATCACACGGTCGTCAAGTATGTCTGTCGCACTGTCCAGTCTGTTAAGATTTACCTTATTTATAGGTGTTGCATCGCTCGGGTAATTTTCCCAGTTAATACGTTTATATGCTTTATTCATGATCCTCACTCTCCTTTTTAAGATTTTCCTGCATCTGCTCCCGCTCGGCGATAACGTGCCGGTTTGCTTCCGCTTCTACCTGGTGCAAAATGTCCTTAAGTACCAGATGCTTAACCTCAATCGGAATATCAACACTTGCATTGATAAAATTGATAATGTCATTCTCAAACTCACGAATTTTTGCATTGACCATTTTCTCATCCTACTTTCTTTTTTAATTCTTCTAGTGCCTCTTGCTGTAACTGTACTGCAGCGATCAGATCAGCGATCAGTTCCGTTTTGTCAAGCGCATAATAGGTATTGCCATCCGGATCTGGATTCTCGGAGCAGATCGCCCAGTCTTCATCTCCAATCGCAGTCAGTACCTCCTGTGCAATCAGACCATGCCGGTAATGTCCCGCGGCGTCATAGTTATAAATAAAGCGGCACGGACGCAGAGACTGTATAAGCACTGCGCTCTTCTCCCGATCAAGAGATTCTATGCCATGCTTTAACCGCCGGTCAGAGTAACTTTCCCAGCCATACGATGAAACTCCTTTACCGGTCGACAACATCTGTGCAACAGTATTGGCTGATGTATCGCGCACCGCCACAGCAGAGTAACTTGCCGTGAGTTCACGCGTATCTGCTGCTGAGTTCAATCAAGTTGCCCGTACTCTCTGCGGCGTCAATGTGCACATACCCACCGGTCATCTCCACAGATCCCCTGAGTTCCAACAAATCAGCTCTAATCTTTAATCCCTCTGCTGACTGGTTAATTTCCGAAACGACACTGTCCCGGGAAACTTTGCTTGTGATCCCCTCTGCATTGACCTGTATTGCCGCCGCAAGCTGTCCTTCTTTTTCCGTTGCCCTGTTGACCTCTGCGGTAATGCTCTCTGCCGTCTGGGTAATCTTACTGGATAGTGTGCCCTCGGCGCTCGTTGCACGGTTGACCTCTGCAGTAATGCTACTCGCATTCTGGGTAATCCTTGATGATAACCCATCTGTGGTATTTTTTACCTCTGCCCGGATTTCTGATGCTGTCTGTGTAATCTGTGACTGCAAGCCTTTTTCCACATCAACAATCGTTGACTTCGTTTCCTCGATTGACCGTTCCAGAGTGTTGCTCTTGCCTTTCAGCTGCAATATGCTCCGCTGTATTCCGTTGACCTTACTTGTCCGGTACTCTTCCCCGTCCGCTTCCAGATCGTCACGCAAAGCCTGTATGCCTTTCAGCGTGCGCTTTAGGATGTAAGTCTCGATCAGTTCATATTTTGTGGTCAGCCGTACCGCATCTCCGACCTCAAGGCATGGATTTCCTTTACAGTCAGCACTAAATGGTCTGTATATAATTCCTTTTATCTTTGATAACGTTTTTTCTCCAATTTTGTTTAATTCCTTTGTTTCCTTCCCATAAACAAGGAAATTTCCCTCGATCACATAAGTGTTTCCGCCATCACCTACAATCACTCCTATATCATTCTCTTTTTCACGAATTTGCAGTTTGTCAATCGTTCTGACAATATAATCTTCATATTGCGCTGAAATGTACTGGCTTTTACTTATGCTGGTGCTCTTTGGATTTCTAGGGTAAAGATCATCCGCCGGGTAAAGATCATTCGCCGGATAAAGCCCCTGCATATCTTGCGTTAAGTACACATAGCGAAACTTTCCAACGCGCCCGATATTTCCCATACAACCGTTAATTTCAAGTATACAAGACAAAACCTCTTTTCCGCTTATGGCTTCGCCTATCGTGATTGTCTCTTCAGTATCTGAACTTCCGCTACTTGATGTTTTCACTTCTACAGTTTTTTCAATAATCATTTCATCATTTACAAGAGATACTTCTTCCTGTTCCACTCCAAAATGATTAAAAAAGCTATCTCTGAATTGTTTGAGCGTTACCTTGCTATCTTTTTGTGGAAGTATCTGATTGTACCAATCAGTAACATCAGATGATAAAATATCATACAAAGCATCGTAAGCTACCACATCCCGGCACGTCCGATCTGCCGTAGGTGTGTCAGAATAAACCTTGTATCTTCCTATTTGAAATGGTTTATCTTCGTGACCATCAAGAGTCATCTTTGCAGTCAACCACTTTCCTTTCATTGGCAAGAATACATTGGACACCGTGAATTTAATCATACCGGCTTCGCATGCCCCGAATGTTAATTCAGATTCCGAGCACAAGCTTTCTGTCAATTCAAATTTTTCTTGGTGTAGTTCGGTGTTTGTGATATTGATTTTCCCATCATCAGATACGATGTTTAACTGTTTGTCTACGCTGTCCTTTAAAAACAGGCTTGAATATTGGTAATCAACCATCGTATACACCCCCTATAAATGCCAGCCTTACAGAGTTGTAATGAATTTTACCTCCATAAGTCCCGTATATTGTAGGCTGAAAATCTGCCATGTAACCATACTGTGTTACATAATCGTCATATTCCGGTATGTACGCCGTAATATAGCAGGCTCTTCCGGTTGCATTAGTAAACTGCTGGCGGATTTTACTTATAATGGTATTAAATTCCGTGTTTGTAAGCATAGACCGTGTTTCAAACTCAACTTTTAACGCCTTTAATTCCACGGCATTTCTATGTAGATAGCCGTTAGCGTCCGTATAATCGTCTAAGTCCTGCATATTCACATATGGGCTATATGTCTCCGGTTTCATAAAAGACATTGGAACTGTATAATTTCCAATCTTTAACAACCATCCGCTGTACGCCATGCCGAACACCTCCAATCAAGTTTTCTTTTCAGTTTTGCAAATATGAGCACCGTTATTATCACTTAAAAATAAGATTTCAGTTTTTCCGTCCGGCAGAATATCCGCCACGACGCAATTATTCGGATTTCCTATTGGTGTGCGACTTTCTGGGCACTTGCTCCAGTCTATTGGTTTATATTTTTTCATGATTATTCTCCTAAAAATGGGTACAAAAATAGCACCTACCGTTTTTTGATAGGCGCTAAAATTATTCGTTTTAAATTTTATACTTCTGGTATTCCGCTTCGCAAGCATCCCTACACATCCCATGCAACATCATTATTCAATGATTTGGCGTGAAGAAATGCTCCTTTCTCCGTCCAAAGATACAGTTTATTCAAATTCCAACCTCTGTTGCATATTGGCATCGTCAATCTGTTCCTGCAAAAAATACGGCGTTTGATAGGCATTTATCACTTCCACTGCCTTGTCGCACTGGCTACGCTTGATGCTCTTGTAAGACCGAACCCCAAAGTTGTATTTCAGATTGGCATACAGGTTGTTGTAAACCTTTTGGCGTAATCCACGATTGCTGTATGCGCTCGACTGTTTTCCTCCCATGATTGAAACGCCTTTCTTTCTGACAGCTTCCGTAATGCGGTCGGCTTCCACCGGAAGTATCGGTAAGTCCATCTTAAGACTTTCCAAATCCGCCTTGATTTCGTCAACCTCTGCTTTCAGTTCCGTGTGCCCCTGTGCAAGCAATGCAATCTTCCCGTCCGTGGTTTGCGGCATCATGTATGTACCAGTCTTTCTGATGCTCGGTAAAACTTCATCAAATATCCATTTTTCCAATTTGTCAGCTTTATCTTTTATTTCTTTACTGTTACCCTGTTGACCAGCTTTAATAATCAATCGGTAAATATCTCCTTCCGGAATAAGAGGTTCTGCATATCCACCATTATTTTTAAAGCTATCCTCGACCAGGACACCCTTGCAATTATCCGAAACCGCCTTTCTTGGTCTTTTATACATAAGCATCGAAGCTATATCTACTCCAAAAAAGTATTCTTTTCCGTTTACTATAACCGTTCTCAAATCCCCTAAAATAGGATTGTTAAAAATCTGAATATTGTTCATCAGCAAATCCCCCATTTCTGCTTAAATGAAATAATTGTGTTCAAAATAAACTGCAAAAATTTTTCGTCCTGTATGCTCTGGATCTCCGTTATCAGCTGTTCTTTCATCTTGCACCGCCTTTCTTTACAAGGCGGTAAATACCGTCGTGATCTATTACGTCCTCATCATTCAGATCTGCCATAAATATTACAACGCCGCGCAACAATTTTTCGTTATCACATTCGATTGCGAGCCGAGAAAGCAACGATCTGTACTGCTCAATTTGGCTCGGCAAATAAGTTCCATCCTTTTTTATGATTTCATTTCTGAAAATGTCCTTAAGAATTTCACTGGCAATATCAACCTCGCCGGATTCGTTCTGCATTCCGAGCAAATTCATGGCTGATGTTACCACTTTGCGAAAACCAATCGGGGAAAAATTATCAATGTCCGTTTCGGTACTCCAACCACGGTTATACTTCATCCTCTCGATTTCCACAACATGATTCACTTTCTCCATCAGCGCGTCACTATTAAGTATCGTTCTTACAATTTCTTCAATGTTTCTCATAGATTTTTCCTGCCTTTCGTTTGCTGTTTGACAACCATTCCAAAAAGCGGTATAATCCATGTATCAACCGCTTTTGGTGGTTGCTTGAGTATTGGAGTAGTTATATTGCTTGTCAGGGCGGTAACTACTCTTTTTCATTTTCTAAAACATTTTCAATCCCTTTTCTTACAACATCAGTCCTCGTGACGTTGTGTTTTTCACAGTATTGGTTAAGCTTATCATTTGTTTTTTCATCAATTCTTGCTTTAACCTCTATCGTTTTTGGAGATAATGCTTTAGGTCTTCCTGTGCGTGGAGACATTTTTACACCTCACTTTCTGTGGCACAATTAAATAATAATAGTTGAGCCACAAAAAGTCAATATCTTTTTTCAAAATTTTTACGCTGTCACCGCCTGATACATTTCCTCAACAAGAGATTTTACATCGCTTTCAAACAACTTTGCCGCAATCTCATAAAGTTCCGGTATCTTTCCCATAACCCTGTCAATATAGTCAAGTTTACCTTTGCATTTCGGTTTGTGTTCCTTATTGTAATTATCCAGTCTATTTTGCAAGTCAATATGATACTTATTTTCAAACTCCCGATAAAGCAAAGCCCATCTTTCTTGGTAATTTGCATGATTGTAACGTACAACTCTATTCAGCACCTGTCTCTTCTCCGCAAGTGAAATATCATCCACAAGTCCGATAATCACATCTTCTTTGTGCATAATTTCATTCTTTTGTCTTTCTATGGTTTCGTTCTGTTCTCTAACCGTTCTAAGGGTCTGAGCAAATATCAACTTTGTGCTTTCATCAGCATACGGAAGATATGTGGAAATAAACAGGTCTTCATTGCTAACATATCCACCAGTTTTTCTAATCGTTGGCAACACTTCATCAGCAATCCAATCTGTGAATTTTTCAGCGTTTGGCTTATGGCTCTTGAATACCAACTTATAGACACCGCTTTCTGTAAGGAAGTTTTCTCCTGCATTGTTTAATTTTCGGATGTTACTTTTTGTCACATCCGAATTTCTGCTGTCGGCTTTACCGACAGCGGAATTTGTCAGATGAACAACCTGTCTGTCATTCATTTTTCGCAAATTATCTCTTACATTTTTAATTTCTAATATCTCAGCGACATGATTTGCATTAAACAATACCTGTCCCTCAAATTCAAATACTTCTACCTCGTGTCCTTCAAAAATCATTAAATCAGTCATTATACATAAACCCTTTCATTCATTCAAATATAGTCATCTTGCGTAAAACTTAGCGTTATAATATCCTTAGTAAAACAAAATGTATATTTTATCTTGAGCAAGTTTATATATCTTCCGTATATAAAATAAAACGCACACGAAAATGATTTTTATTAAATCCTTTATCTTTCGTATGCGTTCAGTTCATCATAAATTTTTTCAATTCCAAGCCTAATTATCTTTGACCTGTCTTTTTTTTCGGCATTAACTATAAAATCAAGTTTTTCTATTGTTTCTCTGTCTATACGTATTTCCAGTCTCCTATCTTTTGGATTGGTTTTAATTTTTTGTCCTTTTTTCGGCACACAAATTTCTCCTTTCTTTTTATTTTCTATAATTTTATCAAAAAGTCCGTACGATGTAAAGAAATATTTATGTATCAAAAAAAGAAGCGCATCTCTGCGCTCCCTCTTATATACCCGCTTTCCCCAGCCTTTCCCAATCTGCATCCCTAGTACATTCATCCTTTTTCTTCAATAAGTTTTCGTTCTCTTTTTCCAGTTTTTCTATTTTTATTTCCAATTTCTTTTTCTCTTTTTTCAATGCAATATTCTCTTTTTCCAAATCGTCCGCACGAATAAGCGCGTTTGACTCCCGATTAAAAAGATCAGTATTGTGCGCCTTTAATGCATCTTTTTCTTTATTTAACTCTCTTATTTCCCATTTGTAATTCTTTTTATCTTGCGTCATCTTAATTTTCAATTCTTCTATCGTTTGATGTGCTTTATTCAACTTCTTTTTGCACTCATTTAGTTCTGATTCAGACTCCCTATTCTCCATCGTAATTCTCCACATATTAAATCCAAATTTATATGAAAGTGTAGCCACAATCATTACATATAATTTTATTTATTTCATATGTTTGATCTTTTCTCAAAATCTTTTCCTTTTTGTTTACTAAAGTAAACGGTTTAAATGGATTTAGATTTGCAGTGTATCTTGTCTTTGTTTTGCCTGGTACAAATTTCTGCTCCGTATAATGAGAACAATTTTCGCTCCCACATCTTGGACAGTAAACCTCTTTTTTTTCTCCGAATAAAGTATATTTATATATACCATTAAATCCCGTGTTTTGAGATCTTTCAACAGAATTTCTTAAGAATAATTTTCCAACACCTGTAATCTCTGGCTCTTTTGGGCGTTCCCACCCTCTATCATTTTCGTTTTCTTGTTCGTATGATTTATAAAATTTACTTTTCCCCGCAGACATTTCATTGTTTTCGTGTTGTTTTAACGGAAAACCGCAATTGATACACATTTCTGCTTTGTCTGAAATTTCTTTTCCACATTCAGGACATTTAATCAACGCCATGTGTTACCCTCCCGCCACTTGTAATAAAATGATTCTACCACAAGTGGCGGTATTTGTCATTAGAAAATATATGCTTCTCTTTTTACCTCTCTATTATTCGTCGTAATTCTATAATTTTCTCAAATAATCTTCAATGTATGAAATGTATTCAACTGGTATTCCGTTAATTACATCAACCGATATATCAGAATAACTACTATTTATCGACCAATCATAAACATTTTCTTTATTTAATTGCGATATTTCTCCAGTTTCTTTGTTTTTATAAGTATACTTATCTTTTTGCTTTAAATTCACGCAAACCGTCACTGCCATGTCTGACATGTCAAATTTGTAATAGTCATAAAGCGTAAATATACACATTGTTTCATTGCTATCTTTACCAAGATAAAGTGTATTCATATTTTCAAAATCGATTCGATTTTTCTCACTGTCTATATACACATGAATATCAAAGTCCTTTTCATCGTTTTCAAATAGCCAATAAATATCTTCTTCCGAAAGTTTGCTTATATCAAATTCCACTATAACATATGGCATATATCCATCGTCATGTTGCATTTGGCATAGTTTTACTGATTTTATGCCAAGAGTGCTATCATTATAATTCATACCATCATACGGTATGCTATTTACTTCTTTTTCAATTCCTCTTTCACTTTTTGTTACAACTGTTCCATCCTTTTCCGTTGTTTTTTTCCCCTCTTCTTCATAATCGCTTTTACATGCCGTTAGCATCAATGTAAATGCCAATAAAAATATTATCCCACACTTTTTCATGTAGTTCCTCCCACTTGTGATATGCCATAAAAAACATACCACAAGTGGCGAAAAACATCAATCAAAATATTGGGACTGGATTTTTTTGCATTCTCGTTGCTTCTTGTCTCCATTTCTTTACTGTGCCTTTATATACGCTATCAGAATCTAGAACAGCGGTAATATCTGCGTTTTCAAGCCTATATGCGATGACTTCTCCTAGCTTTTCGTAATCTATAGCCCCAGACATGGCGATTTTCATTTCTCTTCCTATGTCACTTTCTAAACCAATTGATTTATAGTCTACTGATGCCGCCATATTAGATTTTACATTATCGGTTATATTTCTTGTAAACTGGTATGCAACTTCTGGCGCTTCTTGTATTCCCGAAAAGCTTTTTCTTATACCGTCTGACCATTTTTTTATTTCATCGTAAGTGGATTGAGACCCGTCCGAAATTCCATTATTAAATCCAGCCACGGTAAATCCAGCAAATCCTTCAAACAACTTTGATGGAGAATGGATCTGCATCATATTGGTAAACCAAGAGCTTATATTTGAAACCCAAGTGCTTATAACTCCTTGTGTAGAGCTTTGATTTCCAGATATTCCGTTATTAAATCCCTCTACGGTATGTTTTCCATATCCAGAAAAAACAGTGGACGGAGAATGGATTCCCATGTTTGTTTCAAATGGATCTTTTATGGCATTGTTTATATAATCTAGCATGTATGAACCTGTTGTTGACTTTTGGTTTTCAATTCCCTTGTTATACCCATCTGATGTATTTTTAGCCCAACCGTCTCCAAGATCAGACATCATTTTTTCTTTTAACTTTGCATTGTCCGATATCGAACCAGCTATCTGATTTACCGCATATGGAGCTTGCGATATGCCTCCATCTCTAAAACCAAGGACAACTACTGATCCGCCATCTAGCGCTACTTGATATCCTCTATCTCTATACCAAGATATTATTTGATTTTCGAGTTCAGTAGTCATTGTTGGAACTGCTTCTGTTGCTCCCGCTTTTCCTCCAATTCCAAATTGCACGACGCCCTTTTCCCCAAGATTGTACATTTCTTGATCGGTTGTTCCATATGCATCAATAATTGTTTGATAAAGTTGTATTGCCTCTTCTCCGACAACTTGTTTTCCATTTACAAAAACACCACCTAAATCATCTATTGCTTTTGAAGCGTTTATTGCAACTTCTCCAAAATCTACAGAATCTAGTGCTGATGACAAATTTTGATACTCAAGAGTATGTGTCGCCAAAAGACTGTTTGCGATCTCATAGTCAGAGTTTGCTTTTTCCATCTCTTCTGTAAGATCTTGTTGAGCAGATTTTAAATTGGTTTGTTCTTTTTCTAAGAATCCTATTTGTTCAATAAGCATTTGCTGCGCTTGCGCGCCATTTTCTGCCTCTATGCCGTAAGCGCTTAAAGATTCCTTGTTTTTTTCATACCAAATATTTGAATCTATGTATGGATCTATATTGGCTGCAATATCATTAAGCTTTTCCAATTTATCGGCATTTTCTCTGTAATTTTTATTAGCAATTTCAAGCTCAACATTTGCGGACGCAAGTGCCGAACCATAATTTTTAACAACATCTTCATAGGCAAGAACCCTATAGTATTCTTCTTGTGCGTTTATAAGCTTCTCCATTTCGTTTTTTTGCGCGGTGTATCTTCCGGTAGTAGCATCAATCATATCTTGCAAAGCAGGGCATGCATCTATAAGATCAGAAGCACGCTGCTTTAAAATTACTTGTTCTCCAGCAGTAAGGCTTGTTTTATCAGCCAGTTCAAAATAAGAAGATGCTAGTTTTTGAAGTTGCTCTGCGCTTGTGTCTGCTTCTGTTACAAGGCTTTGCGTTGTTTCCGAAAGGTTTCTTAATGAATTTGACGCTTCTTTTATTCCGTCTACATTTGATCCGATTTCTTTTTGCCAGTCAGAGTATTCATCTGCAATTTTCTTATCCCAGTTCCTTTCCATGTTATACAGCGCTAGAGCAAGACCTCCAACCGCCGCTGTAATAAGCGCTATTGGATGCGCTACCGCTAATGCCGCAATGCCTTCTAACCCGGTTTTTATAGAATCTATTGCAGCTTTAAGTGATTCAAGACCAGATATTGCTTTAGTAGATATCTTTATTGCTGATATAACAGAAAGAATTGTTGTTTCAATAGGCGCGGCGCTAAACATTCCAGACCAAATACTAATCCCAGCATTTATTGCATCCCATAAAAGTCTGGCTACTTTTGCTCCTATGCTCGCAAAGTCTATGTCAGATAAAAACTCCCCTATTTTTTTTCCGATTAAATCCCATCTTGTCTTTTCTAGGGCGGTAATCATTGTATCAAGTAGACCTTTTGCCCATTTATTCAATGTTTTTGCCAGCAAAGAAAACTTAAAAGTTTTGAAAAAACTATTTATTCCAGCAGCTATAGAATTTCCAAAATTTTTCCAATCAAATCTTTCCCCAAACGAATCCAAAAATTCTAATGCAGTGTTAAGCGCACCAGCGATAGTTTTTCCAATGTTAGAAAAAAGACGCGGTTTAATAAGTCCATTAAGGAAATCTGCCAGCCCTTTTCCAAAGTTTCTAGCCTTGGAATAAATGTTATCCCAGTCAATGGATTCCATGGCATCTGATAGCGCATCGCTGATATATGATCCAAGTTCACGCAAACTTCTGATCTGGCTTTCATAGTCCTTGAAAATGGTATCTACCTGTACCAGCCCACCGGACGCACCACCGCCGGATGCACCACCACCGCCGGAACCACCAGAACCAGATCCGCTTGAATTATCCGGAGTGGTAATCAGATTCAGTTCGTCAAAGGCTCTTAAGCCCTTATTCATCTTTTCAACGTTCTTCGCCGCCTGTCCAGTGCTGTCTGCTATATCAGCCGCGCTCCCTGCTGCATCAGACCAATCATCTGCCAAGCCACCGGCAGAAATCTCAAATTTCCATCCGAAGATTGATCCTAACGCATTGGTTACTGTCGTAGCAAAAGCAATAACTTTCTGCATGACTGCATTAAGAGTTCGCACAAACGGTTTAAAAGCGTTAATCAGTGCGCCACCGATAATAGCCGCAAGCTGTTCAAATGACTGCTTAAGGATTCTTACCTGGTTTGCCCATGTGTCTGATGTTCTCGCAAAGTCTCCTTGCGCCGCGGCTGTATTAGCCATAACATACTGATACCGGAGCATGGTCTTTTCTGCCTGCGTCATAGACGAAATGTCGGCATCTAGTCCTTGTTTCATAGCCCACTCTTTAAGAGTAGCCTGTGTGAGGTCAAGACCGTATTTTCTTAAAGGCTCTGTCTCCCCGGTAAATACTGCCTGCAGGTTCCTTGCAACATCAGACTGTTCCATATCGTAGAAAGAAGCCATATCTGCAGTCAGCTTTGTAAGCTGTAGCGACATGTCAGCCATCTTTCCTTGTGAAAATCCCATGGCTGTACCCATAGCTTGGAATCGGCTTGCCACCTGTTTAGCGGTCAACTCTGACATGCCAAAATCCTGTATGGATGTTTTTGAAAAGTCCTGTATCAGCTTCTCATAATTGCCGAACGTGGTACGAACAACGTTCTCAACTTCTGTCAGCGCCGATGATATGTCGATTGCATCCTTAATCTTTGAGAAAGCACGGAATAACAGCCAGTACGATGCATACAGTTTTCCAAAAGCTGCCGCAAGGCTAAAGCTGCTACTCTTCGCCTTGTTCGCAGATCCACTAAAAATGTTCAAACTTTTTCCGAGAGATGTTGCCGCTCTACCGGATGATGCTCCTGTTTTTGCCAAATTGGCAAGTGCTTCTGTCATCTGGATGATGTTTGCGCTTACGTTAGGCGCTTTTGAAAGCGTCTCAAACAGGTATTTAAGGTTATCTGCAAGCAAAGGTATGTTGTTTACCGCCCTGCCGCTTGCAACGCTTCCTAACCTTGATATGGACGTCACAAGGCTACTCATGTTTGTCATATCAAATTTCAGTTCGCCGATTTTATTCATCTGGCGCACAAAATTCTGTAGTTGCGCTGATATTTGAGGCAAATTGGCTGTTGCCTGTGTGGAAATCTTACCACCAAGTTTGCTGATACTTCCTATCAGATTGGTCAAACCTGTTGTATCAAAATTAAGTGCCCCTACGCTGTTCATTCCTTTGACAAAGTAAGCAAGGTCATCCTTAATTTTAACTAGATTGCTTGTTCCTACAGTAGCCAAAGTTCCGCCCATTTTAGACAGAGCTGCCGCCGTATTTAAAATACCGCTGGCATCAATCGTTTTCGTATCTTTCATTCCTGCAGCAAGATTTTTCATTGCCGCAGATATACCATAGAAAGATGATGTGTCTACATTTGAGAATTTGCTTAATGCGGTGGCAAGTGATGTAATCTCTTTTGATTTTGCACCCTTAAACCCTGTTGCCGCGTCAGACATGCTTCTAATTCCAGATGCTATGTTTGAAAGTTTACTGGTATCAAATGATAGACTTTTCCCAAGACTATCCAAACTTGATGCAAGTTTATCAATTGAATCACTCGCTTTTGCAGAATCAGCCTTAATTTTTATCTGTAATTCATCAATATCTGCCATGACCGCACCAACTTTCTACGCATAATAAAAAGACGGTAGGCTGTGACACCTTACCGTCCTTGATTTTTTACTGAATCAAAATTTTCTGCCCTACATAAATTTTGTTTGGGTTCTTGATCCCGTTATCTTTCTGCAATTTTGCAACCGTTACATTGTTTTCTTTTGCGATCTTTGAAAGCGTATCTCCGCGTCGTACCGTATACGTTATCTTTTTATCTTTAGACTGCACAGAAGCATCCGTTGATCGAATATCTCCATCGTTGCACCAGCCTACCGCAACTCCATTCTTTGAAAAGCAATATGGATTGTGCGTGCCCGCCTTGATTCGTGTAATCGTTCCGGAAGCATACTTGATGATCGCATCTCCAATACCAGCCGTGGAAGATTTGTAGTAAGAAGAAACCGTGATTTCCTCTCCAACCTTATGAAGTGTATTTTCTGGCTCCGGCATAACATTTACCGTGTCTACCGCTACATACAGTTCATTCAGATCGACGCATCCGGAAACACCAGCTACAAATCCCTTTGAACTGTACTGCCATCCGTAAAGTTCATGAAGAATATCAGGCTTCTTGTCTTCCGGTGCGTCCGCCGTAATCATCATAGGCGTACTGGACGGGTATCTTGCAACCCAAAACGGGCAATCAATATGCTCAAGATATGGCTTGATATAGCTGTTGTAAAAAGACAGACCCGTGTATACACCAAATTTGCACCCTGCGGCTTCAATGATCTTCTGATATTCATTGATAATAGAGACAATCTTATCACCAATATTCTGCTGGCACTTATCCTCTACGTCCAGCCATACCATCACATTTCTTCCGGAAAGAACTTCGATCACTCTTTGCGCATCGGTCCGCGCTTTTTCTGCGTTGGTTGCGTAGCTGTAATTATATACGCCCTGCACTGGAACGCCAGCTTCTGTTGCTCCCGTCCAGTTTGCTTCAAAATACTTGTCCGGCTGCAAATCTTTTCGGATTACTTTCAAAATGGCAAATTCAACGCCGTTCTCTGATACTTTTGACCAGTTAATATTTCCATTGTAACCGGAAACATCAATACCTTTAATTTTCATGTGGCACCTCTTCTTTCTTTGGGTGGCTCAACTCATAATTTGATTGCTTAATTTTGAGTTTTGCCACAAATAATTCTCTTTGTTTCTGAATTTCCTCTTCTGTCATTTCAGAATCGTTTAACAAACTATGCTCTGTGATAGGCTTGTCTACATACTTTGATTTAGCTTTTTTACCAGCAAGACAATGTTCTACTGCCACCGATACCGCTGACAATCCATATGTTCCAAACCACATCCACATATCATTGTCTTTTTGCTTCTTCTCTAAGTTGTAAACGTCTGCATATGGCTTTAAATCAGCCGGACAAGACGTGTCTATGTCATGCACAGTAAATCCGTACCCCTTTGTAACTAAAAGCCAGAATGGGCGGATTTCCGTGCAATATGTTCCCCATGTAAGTTCTCTCTGTTCTTCTACTTTTTCCTCGGAGTTTTCTTCTCCGCTTCTTTCTGCTCTGCTTTGAGCAGTTTTGATAAAAAACCGTTTTCAAGTAACTCTGTTAAAAGTGCATTGTAAAGTTCCTGAACATCTGCATCTTCTCCGTCAAAGTAATCATCCAGCATGGCATATACTTTTCCAAGCTGCTGTTCCTTTTCTTCTTCATTGTCCGGGTTATAGCCAAGCTCTTCTTTATGGAACTTCTGCGCTCCAACAAGAATTAACTCTGGCAGAAATAAAAGGATTTCGTCAACCGCTTCCATATCTTCCATCTGATTTAATTTTGCTACTTTCTTGATAATTCCGCTTTTCACGGTTGCTTCATATCCAAACTTAATCTGTAATTCTTTCTCTCCAAATTTTAATTTTGTCATATTCTTTCCCTTTCTCCCTTTTTATAGGGAAAGGGCAGTCCGAAGACCGCCCTATTCTTTTACACTGTTTCCTCAAGTTCCGATTCGGTTGTCTGATTATCGTCAGCCGATTCAACCGAACTATTCGACTGACGTGTTATTCCCCCGGTGTAAACGCCACGGCCGTGTCCATTCCCTTGTATTCCTCAATGGTAAGGTTCATTTCAACCGTCAAAAGCTCATTCTGACCAATCTCCGGCTGCGGTATCTGCTCCGGTGGCTGCGCAACAACAAAAAACGCATCTGCAAATCCTGGAATAATGGTTTCAAACCACATTCTTTTCCCATCGGTAAGCGCTTTGTACGCCGTGATAAGTGCTTCCCACTCTTCTTTTGTGGCGTCTGTAAGGTTTACCGTGATAGGGAATGAACCGCCTGTATCTGCGCGCCCCTTTACATATCTGGTAATTGCATCCTCTAAAGCGGATGCGTCGATCTGTTCCGGCTCAATGTTAATACCTCCAATCGAGTTAATTCTTGTGAGTTGTTTAAATGATGTAGGCTTTGTTCCGGCTGTCGCTTCTGTGCCATAGCCAAACGTAATTCCTAACGTAGACAATCCTGCTGCTGCCATTTTTACCTCTCTTTCTACCGCTAAATAATGCGGTTATCGGGCACATCTTTATGCACCCGGTGCATAAAAAATAGAGCCTTTCGGCTCTTTTACATCAATCTGTCGTTGGCTCCGATTATCCGCCGGAACCTTGCAACGCTTCTAAATTTTTTCTCGCTGTCGTTTTTAAACTCCGGCATTGCTGTGATTTGAAATCGCATCTGCTTAAAGGCATCAGCTAAAATAGCCATAATCCCTTTTGCATCGCTCTGCTTTGTGTTTGTAATGACGTCAACCTGTATTGTTTCCTGCACCGCATTTACGGATGTGCCCTCTAAATCTGCCCCACGTTCAAGCCCCGGCATCTCATGGATGTAAATAGTCGGGAAAACAGGGTCTTTATCAAGGTTCTTTTCAACCGTTGTAAATGCAGTTTCAAAATTCATGCTTTTGTATTTCTTCTGGAGTTTTGGTTTGGCAATCGTTACAACATTGGAGAAAATGTTTGTTTCAAGATCAAATACCCACTGGTTGTCTGCCATTATTTAACCACCTCATATGTTTTCTTGAAAATATCCGGCTTGCATGGATATAATTCTCCACTTACACCGCGGATAATATAATCTCCAACAGTAACATGATGGTTTCCTTCAAGCGTCTTAATGTAAAGTTCGCATGGCGGCGCGTCTTCTGAAATCGGATTCTGGTAAAACAAAACGCCTTTTTCAAATGCTTCTGACGCCCATTTCGGCACGTACCAATTACCGTCTTTATCCTTTAAATCACCGTCATACTGAAATGCTTCAATTACTACCGGTTTTTTCCTGTACTTCATTATTTAAACACCTCCTTCGCTGTCTGTGTAACAATCTGACGCAATTCATTCGCGGTCAGATACATGAATGGTCGGCTTGGCATTCCCTCTGTAAACCACCAATCGCCATTGTCGTCCTGATAAAACCATCCATATCTTCCATCTGAAATCTGATGGATAGTTTTTCCACTTGCATACTGCCACGAAACACCCTCTGGCAGTTTCCCCGGATAAGGGCTTTGCTGTCCCACAATTCCGGTTCCAAACTCAACAAATGCGGCATGGTCTGTACCGGCTATTACCGCCCATATCCCGCCGCCCTTAGTGCTTCCTTCATATTCCGCGTGAACACTTGAAATCAGTTCCGATGTGAATATTGCGTCAAGGTCAGCAATTTGCACTCTGGCAATCTCTACGCCCTTTTCCGCGAGTTTTTCTGCCAATAGCTGACATTTATATGTCAAGCTGTTTTTATAGGCTCTAAGCTCTCGTATTGCGTTCTGAATAGACTTTTCAGACAGGCTCATTGTGATTACTTTCTTCCCCATGCCACACCTACTTCACATTTTTTTGTAACAAGAACAAATCAACCGTCAATCCCTCGTCTGCGACACCTTTTACGATGTAATCAGCCGAATTTTCGTCAACGATTGTATTCTCTTCATCTTTGTACTTTACGTCTGATCGTTTCCATACCAAAGATCCGACGCTCAATGGAAGATTTCCTTTGTCTTCTACGATCTGAACAAAATTTGTAGAGTTATCTACGCCAAATTCTTTTATAAGTGCTTCGCTCAACTTATTGCTGATCGAAGAATAAAAAACCACAGGCTTTTCATAACCTGTGGTATACTCTCCGGTTGTCTTCGGTATCTTGTTCCCGTCATCATCAAGGTAATAAATTACATTACCATCAGAATCCGTGTACGAAGAATATTCGATGTTACCATCATCATCCGTCACATATACCGGCACCTTGCAGCTTTGCTGCGAATAACTCATTTTTTGCTTATTGATCTCAAGCATTTCACTTCACATCCTTGCCGAACCGCTTCCACAGATCAGAAAGCTTTTCCCATCCATACATTGCGACAAACGCAACAATAAATCCTGCAATAATAGCCGCCAAGATCATATACCATAAAATTGTTGTCTGTATGTACTGCATGTATGCCACAAACGCAGCGACCGTGATACCGATGGAAAGAACAAATACCAAGATGTCCGTCGGAACCTTAGAAAATACGCCTACACCTTTGATTACCTGTGTTACCACAGACACAACAAATGCCAGCGCACCAATAATCGCCAGAATAATTGTCATGTTAGCAATTACCGCCTGTATAATATCCATGATTAAACCTCCTTTTCATCATTAAGACGGGTTTCTATTCCGTCAATTCTGTGATGAGCCGATTTCACACTTTCCTCCACCTTTATGATCCTGTTGTCATGAGAATTGATTTCTTTTCGCATCTCGGAAACTTCATTTTTGATCTCGGTCGTGTTGTTTGAAATGGCATCCAACTTCATGTTAATGCGTGTGTTCTCCCTCACGCGCTCTTCAAGTTCCGTGTTGTCTGTTCTTTTATTGCTCTTCAAGCCCATAAAGACGGAAAAACCAAGCGACAGCACGCTTATAATGATTGCTGTTGATATTTCAATCGTCAAATCATATACCGCCTTTCATTTTTATGGCACACCGCCCACCACCGCTCAATGTGTGCCGCCTGCTACGTTTTGTCGACGTCGACAAAACGTAACGCACAATCTTCTAAAAAACTGATAATTGCTTTGCAAAAAACAGATTCCTTTTCTACTCATGGCAGATAGGTCACAAAGATTTTACAAACGGGAATACCCCTACGAACAAGCTTTCCCTGTCTTTCCAGCTACGGCTTACGCCGTTTTCTGAATAACTTGCCATATAGGCTTCTCCTGCCTGTGAATGGTCGTACACGGCTAAATTGACGATTACATCCTCAAACTGTTTCAAGTCTTCGGATATTTTTTCATCCGTGTAGCTTTTCGGGTAATTCCGCTTGCTTACCACTTCATTTCTTGCCTGCTTGATAAGCTGTTCGATGTAAGGATTATCTTCTTTCTGGTCGAACACGACAACATCAGAAGTAACACCATCTTCATCCGTAACGGTTTCAATATGAAATTGTTTCAGTCTGATTTTGACCTGCTCTAATGTTGTATATTCGTCCATTCTTCCCTACCTATAATCCGAACTGCTCGATCAAAATGCGTTTCAGTTCCGCTCCACTGATTTCTTCTGCACCCTCGATCCCATGTTCAGCGGCAAGTGCCTGTAAATCAGCAGTGCTCATTCTGTTAATCTCTGTCTTGGTGTACTCGCCGGAAGATTTTTCTCCCGGAACAATGTCCGAGATTTCATCTCCTGCTTTGTACCATCTTCCATTGCGTTTTACCGTGTATTCAGCAATCATACCGCACCTCCTACGCAACTTTCATGACAACAACGCTGTCCATGCCCTCAAAAGTAGGCAATCCGATCATTGACACAATGCAATGCGTGTTGATCGGATGATTTGTTGCGTATGTATATACCGAAATACCGGTTTCTACAATAGAAAGGTTTCCGTCTGTTAAACTTCCGCTTCTCTCTTCCGGTGTCTTTCCAAAAACATAATCTCCAAGGTACACGCCGGATGCCTGCGCTGAAATAACTCCTGTAGGAATAAAATATTTGGTAGCACCGTCTGCAGGGTCGATGTAAAGTTTGTCGTAAACTTCAATCTCGATGCCGTATCCTCTAAGATACTCTGTAACCTGCCCCTGCTGTAAGCGAATACCGCCATTGTAAGCAGTAATTCCAAGCACCTGTTTCTTTGTGTCCTCCGCCTTAAGGACCATTTCCCATGTTTCTGTATTCATGCTAAAGCGTGCAAGGGAATATCCTGTTTTCTTTGCAAACTCACGTTTAATCTCGATAAGGTCGTCAAGTGGCGTTGCTGTTTCGGATGCAGACCATTTATCGGTATCGCTTCCGGAGATATCCTTGTAATGGTCTCTCTTGTGCGCCACTCCATTGTCCGAAGTATAATCCACATAGTAGCTTTTTCCGCCAATTGTTACCTGTACTCTTGGAATACCATCAGATGGTGCTAATAACTGCCAAATCTGGCGTTCCGGCACTACTCTTGCTCCTTCAATAAGCATCATCGGTTTTTTGCTGATTTCTCTAAGCACCTGGTTTGCCATGTTGGAATTTTCTGCCGACTGGTAATTTGCATACTCCTGCTCTTCACGCTCTGTTACCATGTAAGATTCACGGTAGAACGGCATCTCGTTCTGAATATCCGAAAATCCACCGACATCTCTTAACTCTGCCTGCGCATCAAAATTGGATGCCTTTAAGGATACCGGTAGACCGTTTTTCCCTTTGATAAATCTAAGCTCAAGGCTGTCCTGTTTTCTGGTTCCAAATTTCTGTCTACCTAAGTAAGGCGCAGAACCAAGCGTTTTTTCATAATTATTCCACATAACCCCAAGGCTTCTTGCGGTAAATGCTTCTGATAATGGTAATGCCATTCTCTAATACCTCCTTTTCTTAATCAAAAAAAGTGACACGCGGTGTTGCTGCTTTTGCAGTTGCTTCCACGGTCACTCCGTTCGCTGTTACCTTTGCGCTGTCAATAGAACCCTGATATACATAAGTTCCAGGCGCATCTCCCATTGTTACGTCAACATCTTCCAGAAGATATCCTTTGCAAGATTCGTCATTGCTTGGGAACGGTGTCCCTGCCTTTGCAATCTTCTTTCCGTTTGCATCGGCACTTGACACCATTGTCTGCGGAACGATGCACGCCGCACCCTCATAAGGAAAAAATTTTAAAATTCCTTTACTCTGTGTAAAGTCTCTTTCAATTGGTTTTCCCATAATTTACCTCCTATAAAACATAATGGTCTTTGGCTTCTGCATTTTTTGCCGGTTCGCCAAAGCTGATACTTTCGGCATTTTCAACATCTGCCGTTTTTTTATTCTCTCCACCTGCAGTACCGCCGCCCGGATTTTCAGAATTATTCGCAATCTCCTGTTCCTTTGCCTGCGCTGCTGCGGTTTCCTTTTCGGATGTAATCTTTCCAAGAGCGTCATAATCAAGGCTTCCATCATCTTTGACGACCGTTTTTGCCTGCTCTGCATTGATTTTTAACTTTTCCATCAAAGCTTCGCGCTGATCTCTGATGGCGTTTTTTTTCTGCATATCTGCAATCTGCTGATTTGCTGTCTCTAACGCCTTGTTTGCTTTTTCAAGTTCCGTGAGGTTTCCTGCTTCCATTTCATCCAGCTTTTTCTGCAACTCATCTGCGCTGTCTGCCTTTGCCTTAAGCTCTGCTGCTTTTGCCTGTTCTCTCTGTACGGCACTGCCGTAATCAGCAATGATTTTCTCAACATTTTCCTCACTGATACCCATTGCAATTAACTCTTCTCTTTTCATTGATTACCTCCGATATGTCTTTACGAATTTTTGCGGTGCAACGACACCGAATGACACTGTTGTTTTTTACGCTCACAACTTTGCGAATTTTTATAAAATAAAAACAGCCGCCGATTACTCGGTAGCTGTCTTATTTCCAATAATTATTATTTTGTTTTGTGCCACTTATCAACACCTACGGGTGTTTCTATTGTTTTTTCTATTGTCCACCCTCGTCCTAATCTTGAATATAATATTTTAGGGTCAATTTTTAAATATCTTGCCCATTCTGAAACCGTCTTTGTATCTCCTTTGTATGTTAAATACTTTTTCCCTGTATTTAATGTTTTTCTAACTTTGGTAGTCAACGCTTTTTCTGCTGAATACCCTTTGCTTATTCTCCATCGAATAGTCGATTCTGCAATTCCTAATTCATCCGACCATTCTTGTAAACTTTTTCTTTTTCCTTGATATTCAAGAAAAACTGTATTTGTTTTATTATTTGCTTGAACCTTTGCGTTTACAAATCTACAATTATTTGGTTCATAGTCGCCATCAACATTTATTCTGTCAATGCTCTGTTCTTTTTGGTGTTTATTTTCGTCAAATCCATTGGCATATGCCCATTCAGCAAAACTCTTTACACCATTTTCCCCTAGCCATTCATCGCATACTTTGATACCTCTTCCGCCATACTTTTCATATTTGTTATCATTTTTGTTATAACACCTTGCTTTCATGCTTTCCCAAGTTTTATATACTCTTGTCCCTGTTAATCCATGAGTATAATTTTTTCCTTTTACTTTATCTGTCATATTATCATCTCCTTTGTTTTTATTATATCATAGTTGCTAGCAACTTGCAAGCAACTTGACAATTATCTTGCAGCAATTTATAATGTATAAAAGCGAGGTGATAATATGTCTCAAGGACAAATTTCTAAAAATAAGGTTAAAACTACCATTGTTATGGAGAAGGAACTCAAATCCTCTCTTGAACTTATTGCAAAAGAAGATATGCGTTCTCTTAATAACCTTATGGTAAGCATTTTAAATGATTATGTGAAATCAAGAGCAAACAAAAACTAAACTGTCGGCTCTTGATTTTTTATATTTTTCTTTTCTTCATTTACCATATCTATTGTTTTATATAAAGCATCAAAATATGGCTGTGATTGTAAAGATACCTTTTCGGCATCTCCCCATAATCCACAAGTTGCAACTGCTATTCTTGGATTTATTCCAGATTGCAGCATTTGTGCAAGTGCCTGTGTTTTTGTGTAAAGGTTATCTAATGGGCTATGGTTAATTTGAACATCAAAGTCTCTTGGAGATATTTTCAAGTCATTTCCAGTTACCCTTAAAATATTTAATATTATTATTGCCAGTCTTTTCTCTGCTGACTTGATAATAGGGTCTTTTTGTTTTGCCCTAGTCTTTGAGAAATCCCACCCAGCTCTTAAGGATACGGCACCCTGTGTATCTCCTCCAGAGTTTTGAGACTCTCTGTTTGGTATTGCTAGTATTGCTTGTAAATTATCAAGCAGATCATCCTTTGCCACCTGACACTGACTCTGGTTAAGTTCCTGCGTCATAATCTCAACATCGGCTTTGTTGTCCTTGTTGTTGGACTTTACCGTCAAAGCATGGCTCATTTTCATTTGTTCAAATGTCTTTGTGTCAATCTCACAGTTTACAAATTTTACCCAGTACTGAACAAACTGCTCAATTCCATCCATTCTGTTCGACTGCATGTTGTTTATGGCATCCAGAAGCCCTATGACAAGTTCAATGTCCGATATTCTTTCATGGTTGTTTGGGAACTCAACAATAGGAATGCTTCCAAATGCATGCAATTTCCATTCAGAAGCTACTCCATTTTGAATTTTGCATGAATAATTGTCTGTATAGCACAGTTTGTACCATCTTCCATCCTCGTCTTTAAGTTCTTGTACTGCAAGAACCGGTTCTTCCGTGCTCCGATTATAAATAACACACGTATTCATCGGAGTAGGAGCAACAATCTGAAATGGTATTTCTCCATTTGAAAATCTTACCGCCTTAAAAGATGTTCCGGTTGCTGACTGCCATTCACCAGCTTTAATGTCCTTTTCCTGTTTATTCGCATCCACAAGGTAATCATTCAGCTCATCTACTGCATGATTGATCGCATCATCATCTTTTCGACTGATGAACTGAATTGGCTCACCGTATGTCTGACCTACCTTGAACTGAACAATCTCATACGCATGATTTTCTACTATTTTGTTTGTAATATCAGCATTTTGTACCTTTAATCGGTATAAAATCGGCTGATCTCCTTTGTAATACCGCCATAGGTATTCTATGATGGTTTTGTTGTAATAATAATTACCGATGCAGTCTCCCACCACCTTGACAATATTGTCTGCTGTGATGGTTTCAACATCAGTATATAAAATTTTTCGCCCATAACAGCCCTTAACAAGATCTTGGAGAGATTTATTATTCATAATTGGCTCCTAACTAAACGTCATCCCACTGGATGTTGACCGGATTGGAAGAGATTTTAATTCCGTCTTTCCATTCTCCGGATAAAAAACAACTTTCTTGTGGCATTTTCTACATTCCACAGAAATGTTCATTGTTGAACGCCCATCGTGCGTGGCAACTTTTCTTCCACACCGCGGGCAATATATTGTTTTTGGTGTATATACCATAAAGTCCTCTTTTCTTTGCAAAAGAAAAAGCACCGGAGATTTCTCTACGATGCTCTTTCAACGGGGGATGGTAAAGTGTTCAACTATTTGTTGACTTCTTCGATTATAACTATATCAGAAAAAAAACGGACATATCGGACAACTTTACTCTTTCATAAATCTATCAAACGCTTTTCTCACGCTGTCTTCTGTGTTATTGCCTCCTATTTGGTCGGCAACCTTATTCCAAGATTGATTTTCTAAAAATCTAAGGTTAATTATTCTTCTAATTCTGCTATCTTTTATATTTGCAATAAACTCTTCTACTTCATTTGTTTTTTCAAGAAGTTCGTTTTCCAAAATTTCGAGTGTGGTTTTTCTGGAATATAACAAGGTTTTTTTGTGCCTATATTCTGGCAATGGTATTCCTTCTATTTTAAAATGTTGGTTCCCACCATTCCCACCAGAAACGCTATCAATAACCGTTCCTTCCTGCTCAATTTTTTCTATGTATTTTTCAAGCTTTTCAATTTTATTCCTTACTTCTTTTACTTCTTCTCTTAAATCTAAGTATTGATTTAAAATATCTTTGTTTACCATATCAATACCTCCTAAACGGATTTACTGCCGCTTCTACTTTGGCTACGTTATTTCCATTTGTCACTCTAAGCGCAAAGTTTGAAAATACATCCGGCACATCATCCAACTGCTTTTTACCAGACACTGAATATCTCTTGATAAGAGACATCATTACTCCATATGGCTCATTTGGCTTATATAATGATGGGTCTTTAAATATAACGTGCTGCAATATCCAGTTAGAGCACTGGAAAATCCTTGCTTCCTTGTTTGTCTCCGTCGGTGTGTCAGTAATGTTACATATCCATCCTTTGTTTTCGACACGCTTGTTTACTTCCATTGCGACACGGTCTCCGCCGGCATTTCTCTCAAATTCACATTCCTGCACTTTGTTGTTTGCCAGAACGTTTGCCGCATTTTCATACTGCATCTCATAATCTGCCGTGTTATCGCAAACACAATCAACGCAGTAATAGTCTTCTCCATATTTTTGCAATACCGGCAAAACAAAATAGTCTGTTCCCTTTCCCTTTGTATCGCACTGACCGGTTACAATCTCTGGCTCTCCATGTGGCAAATTAAGATACCGGCGTATTTTATCTTCCGGAAACAGCAATCCCTCTCGCTCAATCGGCTCCTGTTTGTAGAGACAGCGATATGATATGTCGTCCATCAATAATTGCTGGTCTTCAAAAAATTCTTTCGTAAACCCAGAAAATTCATAGTCAAAGTTGCTTTCTCCTGTAACTGGGTCTACATCCGGTACCGCAATAACCTTTACTCTCGGATTTCCCTCGTACATATTTTGGATGCGCCCTATGACGTCGTGTACGCTCCATCTTGTGGCAATATGTATTTCCTTGCAGTTCTTGCCGTCCGTGTCCTGTATCTTTCTCTGGCGGGCATCTACGGCATATTTATCCCACAATTTATCAAGGATAATGGGATTCATTGCTTCTTCGATACCGCCTATCATATCGTCAACCAGTAAGAACTTAGAAGCCCTTACTTTACCTGCATTCTTACTACCAACAGACGTACATTGTACGGATGGAAACGACTTGTACTTCCCGACATTAAACTGCTCCATCTTCGCATTTGTGCTCGTCACGGAAAGATCCGGGAAAATTTCATTCCATGTATACTCTTCCGCGTTTGTAACGATATCGTACACGCCGTCGTAATACATTCTGGTAATATCTCCGCTGTGCGAATAAAAAAGGCTGAAATCTCTCGGAAACCATCCGGCAACAAGTGCGTGAAACATTTTTTCTACCGTTGTTTTTCCTGCTCCCGGAACAAGGGATACGCACAGGATGTCATATCTATCATCAATCATGCCTTGTAAAGCCTGTGTAAGCCCTATTTTGAGAAATTGCTTTCTTCTTGGCATATAAAACCGTTCTTTAGGATCTCTTTTCTTTTCCAAATACTGGAAAGCACTATCCACAACTTTGTTTTGCGCTTCCAAAAGCAAAATCCCGTAATATTTGTCCAGAATTTCATAAGATACCTTGTTTTGGAATGAATATTTCTCTAAATCCCATGGTGTGCCACCTGTAGATTGAAAGATAAACTGCTCCGTCAGTTCTTTCGCTCTGGCAGAAACCTTTAATCCATACTCAACATCCTTTTCCGTCAGAATGGCTACCCTTGCCGCTTCTGCCATGGCATCCATAACCTGTTCATCAACGCCATGCACCTGTATGTAATTTTCATATCCATTTACTGTGGAAATTAGGCTTGAACTTGCCAAAAGAAAAGCACCTCCGCAAAAAAGCAGAAGTGCCTTAAGACCTCTGCCTATAACTGTTTTAGGGTAGCGACTAACTCCATTTGTTAGCCGGTAATTGTTTTTATTCGTTTGCTTTGAAATTGTAAATCGGTTTTATAATGTCAACTATTTCAACAGTGTCTTTTATATTTCCAATTATTTCATCCATTGTTTTATATGCCATAGGGCTTTCATCAATCGTAGATGTATTTACAGATGTTGTAAATATTCCATCCATTGCTTTTTGATACTCTTCTAGCAAAATGCTTTCTTTTGCCTTTGATCTGCTCATTGTTCGCCCTGCTCCATGCGGTGCTGAATAATTCCAATCTTCATTTCCCTTGCCAATTCCCAAAATGCAGCCGTCGCGCATGTTTATTGGTATTAATACTTTTTCCCCCGTTTTTGCAGAAATAGCGCCTTTACGAACAATATTTGTATCGTATTCAATGTAGTTGTGAATTGTTTGAAATCGTTCCGTTTCTTTTGTAACTTCCCAACACATATAGTAACAAATAGTGCTCTGAATGATTCTTCTGTTAATTTTCGCAAACTCTTGACATAATTTCATATCGTGCAAATACATTTCTCTATGTTTTCCAACAAGATATGATAACTCTCTAGGAATTTTGGTTGTATTTGTTTTGTAGGACTGCTTTAATTCTTTGATAGCCTTGCTGATTTCTCTTTCTCTTTTACATTTTTTGTATTCAGCAATCAATTTCTCGCTATCTTGTTTAAAGTTTGATTTTCCCGAAATATCGTCAATCGCCATTTGCTGATATATTTCTGCAACTTGCTTTCCGATATTTCTACTTCCCGAATGAATAATAAGATATTTATTATTCTTGCTATCGTTATCAACTTCGATAAAATGATTGCCGCCTCCCAACGTGCCGCAACTCCTTTTCAGCCAATCTATATTTTTCAACTGTTCCTTGCAATGCAATTTTTCAATAATATCGCTTGCGACAGACGAGTTTTCTTCTTCATGGACTTTTCTACCACTTGGAACATATTCTCTAATGATGTTATCTAATCTCTCAAAATCAATATCAATATTCCCCAAGTTTGTAGTAAGCATCCCACAACCTATGTCAACTCCAACAATGTTCGGTATTACTTTTTCTCCTAAATCAGCAGTAAACCCGATAACACACCCTGCTCCTGCATGAACATCTGGCATAATTCTTATCTTGCAATCCGAAAATGCTGGCTGTTTTGCAAGCGTATATATTTGATTTAATGCTTCCGGTTCTATATTTTCTGTAAATATTTTCAAATCAGCCATGGTATGTCCCCCTTTCCGCTGATAATCAGATTAAATATTTGCTGAGCAGTGTTCTACCTCAAATTCATTATTTTCGACGCTATAAATTTGAACTCCATTCTTGTCCGTCTTGTATCTATCAAACACGCACGAAATATTTATGCCATTTCCAACATATCCAACGCTGTCCGCATGGAAGTCTATGTTGTATACCTTTTTCTGCCATTTCCCGTTGGCATAGATTTTTGTAAAGCCACCTTTTCTAGTTTTGATTATAATTTTTGAACGTGTTTTTTTCATTTCCAATACACCTTGAACCCTTTCGCCGTATAATTACCAACTGCCTGTTTCAGCTCTTCCTTGCTTTTATATTCCTCTCGAATCATGATTGCTACCTTGTTCTTTTCCACAGCGTATATGCCGCAGGTAACAGCGTTGCTCGCCGTATCAAGAACTGCTTTGTACTGTTTGCTGTTCATCTCGTATGTGCTGTTATTGATATTTACAATCATTTTTCATAAACCTTTCAAAATCTTTGCGCTCATAGTCAAGTGATGTGTCATTCCCTTTTTGGCATTCATAAAACGGATATTCTTCCCCTGTCTCTTCTTCAAAAACAAAATCTTCATTACAATATTTACAAGTTGAGCAATCTTTTACATTACTCATTTCTCATAAACTCCTTAAAATCTTCCATACATTTATCGCACAAGTCGTATGTGACATTTAAAATACCATTCTTTGTAATCGAATTTCCGCACAATATTCCTTTTTCAATTTCTGCACCACACCTGTCGCAAGTGCACCATTCTTTTTTATGTTTCATTCTTCTACCAACTTTCTGCCGCACATCGGGCAAAATGCAATATCAAAGTATCCTTTCGCCATACAGTAGTTTGAATAAATCACAATTCCGGGAACTTTGTCCCCTGTATTCATCATAATTTGTGCATTTGTCAAATTCGTTTCATTTGCACACTTCTGAATAGGAATATTAGCGCCGAATATTCTGTTATTATCGTAATTCTTGCAAAATTTACACATTTCAATTACTTCCTCATAAACCTAGGTTCACAATCTTCCAAAGTTGTTACTTCTATCATTTCCGGTTCATGTCTGCAAATCCTTCCGTTTGAATCAATATATGGTTCCATTTCTATCTTCGTACGGAAACCATATGGAGTTTTGCAATAAGGGCACGCTTTCTTGTCACTTTCAATTGGTGCGCCACAATTTGCACAATTTAAAACCATATTTATACCTCAATCAAAGTATCAATCAGCTCGGCACCATCGTGGAGCAAGGACTTGAACCTTGCACTTGAAACCTTTCGACTATCAGTTTCACGAAGCGTCTTACTCCGGCAAATACCTTTCTTGCCATCCACGAAAACCGCCATACGACGGTTAGCAATCATATTTTTCGTGCCATGCGTTGCACTATCCTGTGCGATATCACAGGAAATAGGCTGGTGAGGATTTGCACCTCACATAACAACGACTTTCCACAACGGGTAACACCCTTAACAGGTTCCTTCATTGCCTTGTTAATTCAATGACTTGTTCCTAACCAAAGCGTGGTTGTCTTATGCTTAAGCGTCTACCTTTTTCCGCCACAGCCTAATTGTATTTTTGACAGCTCAGGCACCGTGGGATAGATGCCCGAACTATCAATAGGAATCCGCCTGTATTGCTCGTCAGCAAATTACGGGACAACCATCATCCAACACCAAGCGGTCTTCCGCCTTGCCGTACTTCGCGGCAAACGCCACCGGACGGTCTCGCACCGTCCTTAACAGAAACGTCCTAGTGGCGAAAGGAGAAATACGAACTTTTCGTATTCCGAGATAAGCTTTACACTTATCTCTCAATCGGAACGGCAGGACTTGAACCTGCGACCGCTCGGATATAAGCCGAGTGCTCTACCATCTGCGCTACGTTCCGTCACAGCGCGCATAGCGCGCCGTTTATGATAGTATTTTTGATCTTTTTATTTTGCCGACGTCCACTAACACCGAATAATTGCTTACGCCGAGTTTTTTCTTGCAAAAACCGAATGCCAGTGGACTTAAGCTATACTGGATGCTCCGACTTCTCAGACTGGTGCTCAGCGTCACTGTCAAGATCCAGAACGTCGGTTTCTCCCGTATGTTTTTTTCTGCTTATATGTATTCTTCCGACCGTAGTTAAAATTTCCGGCAGGAAGCGAATACCAAATATCGGGTCATACAAAACCATATCATCATCTCCACATTGCAAATATATTGACAAGAAACAATGTAATAAGTGATCCCCAGACTGCCACAGCGCCCTTTTCGTTGCTGCTATCTCTTCCAAGCAAGAAAAACGTCAAAATCGCAAGGGCATCAAATGTTGTTATGACTGTTTTTAAAATCAACATGATTTACCTCCATTTTCAAAACTTCCCGTACCGGACTCGAACCGATAAATGCTGTGATCAAAACCAAGTTGCCTTGCCATTTGGCGAACGAGCAATGCAAGCAATCTATTTCTCCGGCATATAGTAAACAAGGTTATCAAATACTGTTATTGCCATCCTTGGATCATCCATCTTGACGCATCTAATCGGTGTATTTTGTGATGCTGCAACTAATGCAGAAACTTGTTTCTCGTCCATATTTGTGCAAACTACCTGTACAGGCGCATATGCTTTATGCATGTCCATAAATACTTCTGCTGCTCGTTCTGGTGTAGCATATTTCCCAATAACAAAAGTTCTTCCATCAAAAGTAGCGCTTATGCATTCATAGCTTGTTCTAAATTCGGTCCGGTCAAAATCATATGAAGCATCTTTTTTCTGTGACACAACCCTCATTCATCTTCCTCCGACCCATCCCAATCCGGACAAGAAAACTCTTTTTCTACATAATCTCCGACATATTCGCTCTCACTGTTTGTGCAAAAGTAATCTCCATTCTGCTCTTCACAATAATCGCAATTAAAACACATTTCTAACATTTTATTTGCTTCCTTTTGGAATCTTTTTGAATTATATTATCGAGTGTAATTTTTGAAATTTATCTGATGTGAATTTGATTTGATTGTCTTTGATGTGATTATCGATAAAGTATTATCGCACTATACCATGTGCTATATCCGATTCTGTATACCCCAATACTTTATGTCTACAAATTCCGAATGTACTTCGGTCAAGCGTTCTATTTTCCTATTGACCATATCCCGGAAACTAATTTCAGAATCCGATTCTATTGGTGCCGTGATTTTAAGTGGTCTCATATAGTCCCTCCATGATAGACAGTCCTTTTTATTTTTGGGGATATTTGAGGGACTTAGTAGGCAGCTCCTTCTGGGCTTTTGCAACCCCCTCCCCTGTCTGCTGGCTGCTTCTTCCGGCGTTTGCCTTTGTTTTAAATTGTTCTAATTGTTCGTGCAATTCTATAACTATTCGTTAAACTCATGTTTTTCGTAATGTGTTTACGTTCCAATGTCTTCCAAATCCTTTAAATACTGGGTTTTAAATTGTTTGAATTGTCTATTGCGTTTTTCCCGCTGTTTTCAATCCGAATTGTCGGAGTTGTTTGGCAATCCTGCACAATTCCCGCTTCCCAGTTTGGGGAGCTCCGAAGCTGTCAATGCTCTGGCTCTGGCTCCCTGGTCTCTCACGCCAGGCATATTAAAGCCGCAGTACTTGTTGAGCGACGGCATGTAGCACATGGGATTGTTTTTTCCGGAGATCTGCAAGCCTACAAGACTTTCTTCCCTCATTTGGTCAATCTTTTTGCAAATGTCGGAAGCCGTGGAGCCTAGCCTTTCGCCATTTACCCATCCGTTAAGTCTATCTCTATGTATGCCAGTAAAAAAAGTAAACCCAACTATATTTATTACTTTCTCGTAATCATTGCAAAGTCTTATATATATATCTAAGACTTTATTGACCTTGTCAATATCATATTGATTGCTAATATGGTTGTCATCTTTAAGGTATACAGGGTTGATCTTAAAAACATTGTCATATACATACTGGCAGCAGTTATACCATCTGTTCTGTGATACCTTGCACATATCAGTTATATTTCTTTCATCCATCCAGAGGTGTATATATTTATCAATGTCATCTTTGTATATCTCGTCTATATCTACTCTTTCTGCTCTCTGTGCATCTGACATATATATACCTCCTTTCTGGACCATAAAAATAAACCGATACAATCAAGATCGTCAAGATCTTAACTGTACCGGCTGCATGACTTCCGTTTCCATCCTCCGGGTCCTGTGCGCTCTCTGTTGCCCGGATGCTTTTTAATTTACGATAACAATATCATTTGTGTATAGCCTTTGTCAAGTATAAATTTAAACTACTGGGTATATCGCATATATAGATTATATTCGCGCGCGTTAAAGTATATAGTTTATGATTTTTGTACTGTTGATATATATTATATATTATTTACTCCTTGATAAAAAAATACAATGTATTGGAGAGAATATACTAATCTTATCTGCGTTTCCATTTTGTATCCATTCTGTATACAAAATTTACCACTTTAAAGCATAAACGTTAAAATACATCAAAAAAGAGAGACAAAAATATCTCCCTTTATCACCAGATCATTTACTTTGCTTTTGTCTGTATGGCGCTAAATCTGTGATGTCGTCTCCTGTCGGGACAACCGTCCAACCCTTGTATGTGTACCCTGGTCGCTGATCCGGCGGAAGTTGCCCCATGACGCACCTTTTTACTCTGCTTAATCCTGACGTTATGTTGCGAAATTGCGCGCTATCCGGGGCACAATCAAATAGCTCCTCGCAGTTTTCCCGTAGCCAAAAATTTAATGATCTAAAACAATAATGTTTACCGTCTGGGGATATAAGGTGCCAGTTTTTGGCATTTACGTTTGTTTCATACCGACCGCTCTTAGGGCTTTTTTGGGCTGCCGGCGTGCCTTTTTGTAGGTTGTTAGTCAGCCATTTTCCCCTTAACTTTTCTTTTGACGCCTCGCTCCACTTGTTCCGCTTGCCTTTGTGCGTCCGGCTTGCCCTTATTGATCTACAAGCAGAAGAGCACGTAACCTTTTTGTCGCTTGGGGAGCACTTAAATTCTTTGCCGCATATCACGCATTTTTTAATCATAAAAATCTCCTTTGCAAGCAAATACAGGCAGACCTAACGCCTGCCTGTTAATAATTGCATTATGTTTTAATACTGCGGGTTTTCTTTTGCTAACTCCCAAACCTCGCCGAACTTCTCCTTGTGCCGTTTTGCGTACTCGTCAAAAAACTCCTGTTCCGAGCACGGCGCCAGCTCTCGGTGGATTTCCTCGCGCAAATCGTCGTCCATTAAGTTCTCAGCTACTGCATAATTGATTTCTTTCCCATACTCGTTTACACATGTATTTTTCATGATTCATTCTCCTTTTTTTGATCTTGTTTGTTGTTACTGGGCGGCTTTTGCGCCGCCCTTTGTTGCTTGTTGCTTAGTTGTCCTCGATGCCCTTTTGGGTGTCGTCTATGAGACGATCAACCATTTTTTCGGCTTTCTCATAATCCTTAGCCTTCAATACTTCCTTAAGGTCTTTCAGATCCTGTAAAAGTCTTCTTAAGTAACTTTTAAATACGCTCATATCTTCGTCCATGATTCCCCTTTCTGGCTTTCGCCTTATTGCCTTTCGACAATATTATAATATCATATGTTTATCACTTTTGCAAGTGATATTTTAAAAGTTTTTAAATTTTATTTTTCTGTTCCAGGTCTTCCGCTGTCTCCTCATATATAAATATGTCTTTGGGCTGCATATCAAGGATTAAGCACAGGCTATTCAATGATTTAGCACTTATATTTGTGTCTTCGTTTTTAATCTTTTTAAGCGTGTCTTGGCTTAATAATCCGCTTGTTTTGGCTTTATATGTATTAAACCCAGCACGCTCTAAAGCATCACCGACGTTAAAGCGATATTTAATCATTATAACATCTCCTTTCTATATTGTTTTTTCATTTTTTATAATAATATAGTAGGATTTAAAAGTCAACAAAAATATTTCTAAAAAAAGTTATAAAATGACTTGCATATTTCTTTTTAAAGTGATATTATAATACCAACAGGAAATCAAAAATATTATCCAAGGAGGAGATCTTATGAATGAATTAAATTGGTTAGTGGTTGTCAGAACCAAAGCATCAAAATTTGAACCGGAATACAAGAATGTTGTGGCTGCTTTTAACTCGCTTGTGCTTGCAGAAGATTTTATAAATTTAGTTATCCCAGAAGCAACAAGAAAGCGTTTTTATATCGAGCATAGATAAAAAAGCCGAAACGGTCAGAAATGACCGTCAGCTGCGGACCGGTCGCCGCGGCTCTGACGATGGCAGACCAGAAAGGGAATTTATGGAAAATTTAAGAATTGAAAACAATAAAATTTATACCACTACAGCAATTGGTAAAACAGACGTTTTTGAGATTGTCACAAAAATTCCGAAAGGATTTTTTGTCTGGAATATCGGCGAGAACATGGGAACGCATGAATATATTCCGCTGTGTCAGCTTTTGCACCCAGAAGACAGTAAATGCTTTAGCATTAACCCGAAAACGCTTAAAGCTATAAAGGTTTCGCCGGAAGAATGGGAAAAACTTGAAAAAGCCGGAAACTGGGGAATTGGAAATCTTAAGCAGGCAGAAAAAGCCTTGAAAAGCAAGCGCCGCGGCTACGTTTCGGATAAAAAAAGAGCCGCTGCAAATATTACAATAGACATCTTCCGGAAAATTTGCGAATAGTCGAAACCGCCCGAGCGGCGGTCTGCAGGAACTGCCCCACCTGCACCGATGAGACAGGGCGCAGAATGAAAGGATGGTTGATCGTATGAATAAATTAGAAGAAGCTGAGAAAGCATTTTTGAAAGTTAGGGATTATTTTTTAGAAACTCAAGAAGATTTCGCGCTGGCGAAGGCGTATAGCAAGCCCTGGAAGTGGTACAGAGAACACACAACAGACGAAGCTATTGAGATTTTGAGAAAAGAAGCAAACGCATAGAAAGGAAGGTTGATATTATGGAATTTATGGAAAAATTACAGAAACAGAAAGACGATGCGAAAGCCGCTTATATTAAAGCCCGGGACGAATGGGCGGACACCAGAACCGCCGAAAACATCAAAGGTGATCCCGAAAAGTGGCGCGCCTTTTGTGATCGGAAAATGGATTGTATGCGATTGGGTGTTATCATTTAAGCAAGTGCAGGTGGTGCAATGTTCCGGGGTTCGATTCCCCGGCTTGCCTTTACCCGGAAACGGGAAAATTTGAAAAGTGGCTTGATTCTATGCCAGAATTGAAAAGATATGAAAAGCTTCTTGAAACTGTCCCAGCTGATATTATGCTTTACGCTATGAATTTAAACGGCGAACTTTGGCAGAAAATCAATTATTTAAAACAGGTATGCTATGAGAAATCATACTTTTAATACAGCCGCTGCAGAGGATTACAGCCGGATCACTTCCGGCGGCTTTTTTTGTTTATACTTGTTGACGCAAAGCAGATGCATTGCGCGTTGACATTTTGGCGAGTTTGTGCATATAATGACTTGCAGGCATGTGCGCGCCTGTATAATTGCAATGTCATGTAGACGTTTGCTTTATTTGTTGTACTCATTTTGCGCATTTGTGCGGAGGTTTCCGCGCCTGCATTATTTCAGCGCTTCCAAACGGGCGACGGCACATAGCAAGATCAAGTACGACCAGATCATGGATGAGTGCAATCTGAACTTGCACTTACAAAAAAGTTTCAAAAAATTTTTGCGAAAATCTGAACAAAATTCTCAAAATCTCAAAAACGGTTTTTCGTGCCGAAATCTTACCCTAGGGGGGTATCAAATTTTTTCCGAATATTTTGGCGAAAATTTCAAAAATTTTTTAAAAATTAAAAACCGAAAATCCTTTTCCAAATCTTAAGGTAGGGGGGATCGAAAATTTTTCCGAAAGTTTTCCGAAGTAAAAAGCAAAGCTTTTGCGGCATAATCGCTTTTGTTTAGTTCATCTATCAACTTTTCCCTTGTCATTCCAGGGTTTGTCTTCTGCACATACATTAACAATTCATCTATTTTGTCCACTATGCCGCCCTCCAATCAATGTTTGCCATCAGATCATCCAAAAGGTAGATTAGATCGGTTCCGTACAGGCTGATCCAGTCCGCAAGATACTCTTCCTGTTCGATTGGCATATGAATGTTATAGGAAAAACAAAAACAATGGCAAAGCTCATGAGCCAGTATTTTGCGCAAATAACCATTTTTCGGTTTATCTGAAACATATATAGCCCTGTCGTTCCAATCGGTCACAGCAAGGCTGGTAGAGCCATCAGAGCGCATCAGCTTTCCGCTTGCACTGTGAACAAATTTTATTTTCCATTCAATACCATTTATTAAAAACATATTTTACCTCCAAAAAAGAAACCACCAGCCAAATATCAGCTAGTGGTTTCTAAATTCATGCTTATTTTACCTTTTATTCTTCAATAAGTAGGTAATTGATGTATCTTGTCGCCGTATCGTTGAGGTCTCTATTAAAATCAAGCAGATCAAGAGCGTATTCCGGTGGATATCCATAACTGGCGTAATATGCCTTTTCGATTGCGCGTAAGTTGTGCAGATCCGATAATTCCACGAGAATCTTGTGGTATAAAAATTTTCGAGTCCAACCAAACCGTTCTAGGATTATACTTAACTTCCAGTTGTTCTTTGAAAACCATGTTTCCGTTTCATGTTTCCATCGAATCTCCCAGTGCTCAAACGGGTCTTTCTCCGTAATTGCAGGCTGCGGGTTTTTCAGCGCCTGTTCCATGTCGTGGAAGCGTTTCACATATCGAGCAGTAAAGACAATTCCCTTTTCCCCGTTAAATTTGTTTGCGAGGAACTCACATCCCATGCGGGTTACTTTGTAGCATGGCATCTCCTTATTTTGTTCGGATAAGTATGTAGACGGTATAAAATAGTCGGTAACAACAATTTTGTTGTCTCCTAAAATTTGTATAATTCCTTTGATTTTTTTCGTTCCGTCCAGCTTTCTTAAAATCTGCCAGTGCGGCATTTCCATCATGTCCGCAATGTCGATAGTTGTCAGTGTCAGTTCTTCTTTGTTTTCTGAAATCTGAATATCGTTCATCAGCAAATCCCCCATTTCTGCTTAAATGAAATAATTGTGTTCAAAATAAACTGCAAAAATTTTTCGTCCTGTATGCTCTGGATTTCCGTTATCAGCTGTTCTTTCATCTTTCACTGCCTTTCTTTTCAAAAAATGTTTGATTCCTCCGAAAGAAAGTGATATGATTGATTTATCAATTCATTTCGGATTGGTGTCAGAGTAGTCAGTTACCGCCAAGTAATGCTTGACTACTCTTTTTCTTTTTCCAAAAGAAGATGAATTCCTCGTCTTATAGCTTCGCCTTTAGTAAGATTGTATTTTTTACAATACAATCTCAATTTTAATTCAGTTTCTTTATCAAGACGAATGCTGAACCTGTTTGACTTTGGGTTATCAACTTTTGGACGACCTGCTGGTGACATTGAATCACTTCCTTTCTTGTCACACCTTTATTATATTTATGTCACACCAAAAAGTCAATATCTTTTTTCAAAAAATTTCCCTCAAAAATCAACACCCATATTTTTGGAGCAGTACATTCAAATCCACAAATCACTAGCTGATATTCAGTTGTCAATGTTCAAACAAACAGGGGCATTGCTGCCCCTGCCATTACATTTTGGAAACAAGCGTTGACAGCTTGCTCTTTGTCATTGTGCGCTCTTCCGGTGTCATGTCAGAGATAAGCTCCGCCATATCCTCCGAAAGTTCTTTCATGTATTTTTCAAGGTCATGCATCTTTGCGTCCTTGTCCTCCGGCGTATTGCCTTTGTGAAGCTCTTTGCTTTCCATGTAGCTTCTGCGGCTCATTCCGCTTTTACCCTCTCTGCGGTCACGCATACCGCCATCTGCCGCAATTGTAGGCTCTGTGTAATACATTTTGCCAGAGTGACGATCCATATCACGGTCGTGTTCCATTTCCCGGTACATTTCCGGTGTCATGTGCCAGTACGGAGGTTCTTCATATCCGCGGCGCGTACCTCTTCCCTTTGGCGCGAATCTGCCGTCTGCATACCGGTAACGGTCATAATACCGTCTGCCGTCTCCGTAACGCTCAAACATATCAAGAACCTGCTCTGGGTCTGATTCGTCCATTGATTTTGTAAGCGTCCGGTAATACATGGCTTCCGCAAGGTCTTTAAGCATGTCCGTGACTTTTCCCATCTCTTCTGTATCTACACATTCGATACCTTTTGCAAACTCACACTCTGCGCTTTCAGACAGTTTTTCGATCATTTCGTGCATTCTCTTAATATCCATAAAACCGCCCTCCTTACGCTTCCCGGACTGCAATTAAATTGCTGTTCTGAACTTCGATTGCCTGCGCAGACGTATTCTGTACCGCTACCGTAACACAGCAACCGCGAGGAACGTCCACATATGCCTGCGCCGAAACGTTAAAGAAGTTTTCAACTGCCGCCGGTGTAACAATCATTCGAGTTGACTGCAACGGTTCTCCATCAATTGCAATAGCCAGTGAAATAGCTTCAACTGTGCCACCTGTAGGAATTTGAATGTTTCCAGAATAAGATACCAAAAATCTTGCCCGGCACTGATTTGTAAGTCCTCTTAATTTAACAATGCCACTTCCCTGTCTATGAACAATGCATTTTGTTGCGCATACCGGAGTTTCTGTAAATGCCACATCTTCTCCCTGCGCGACAGTTTGAATTGCAATCCCTGTAAATTCTGCCATAATTATTTACCTCTCTTTCAAAAAATAAGGGCAAACATTATAGTCTGCCCTTTGTGTTTATAAGCAATACTGCACAGCAGACATAATCGAGTTAAACTCAATTAAGATACTCAATTATTCAATTTTGTGTAGCAGCTACTTTTAGCAGCTACATCCTGTGTTACATCCACAACCATACGCATAAGCGTTAGGATTTGGAACAACATATGCCGGGATTGCAGCCGGATTTACAGCGTTGATGATCTGCTGTGTCTGCGCTGACATTGCAGTAGTGAGCAATGCAGACTGGCGATCCTGTGATGCGGCTCTTCTTAAGTCATTATTTTCTGCCTGTAAGGAAGAAATCTTTTCCTGACACAGGTAATCAAGGATTGCCCTTGTTCCTGCCTGCTGGCTGTCGATAATGTCTCTGGTGTTGCTGTTCATGGTGTTCTGCAGTGCACAGGTGTTCTGCGCCATATTGTAGTTCACACCCTGGATAGCTTCTCTGGTCTCACAGCAGCAATTAGCCAGCTGTGACTGCAAAGCATTCTGTGCCTGCATAAGTGTCACGTTTGTGGTATTAAATCCCTGCTGCGTCTGATATCCAAGGTTGCAGATTGCATTGTCTACACCATGGAAACCGTTCATAACGGCGGTATTCTGTGCGTAAAATCCATCACAGAGACCATTTGTGATGCCATCTAACTTTCCGATGATAGCCTGCGTGTCAAATCCACGCTGAATTGCAGAGTCGGTGTATGCAGATGCTGTTGCTCCCATACCTCCGTTTCCTCCCCAGCCATTGCCGCCAAAGCCGCCCCAGCCAAAGATCATAGCGAAGATAATGATAGCCCACCAGCCATCGCCGCCCCACATACCATCATTGTTTCTCCCGTTTCCTGTCACTGCTGCAATATCAGCAAGACTAGGAGATGCGTTTCCATTAAACATTTTGTTTACCTCCATCTGATTTATTTACAAATGGGATAACCGGTTATTGTGCGCGCAACCCAAAATGTACTAATGATTAAACATACTCATAACCTTTTGCTTTGCTTCATCTACTGTAATTCCTCTTTCTTTACAAAGGTTTTCTGCCATTGATTTTAAGCCATTGCTGTCTCCGTTTTGATACATTTGCATGGCATTTTTAGCCATTGGATTATTCTGTACCTGTGGGGAATTTATCATTTGATTCAAAATCATTTGCATCGGATTCATTCGGATTCACTCTCCTTTTTAATTTGAGAAGTTTTTTTCTGTGGAACCGGAATTTTACCAATACGTTCCTCTAACTGTTCAATTTTTCCAAACAGTTCATCAAACTTTCCCATAAATGCCCCTGTGCACTCGTCTGATAGGTCAAATTTCATTTTTTCTGGTTCATGCGATAAATTGTTGGTCATATCATTTAAAACCGGCTTAAAAACGATTGTGCGGATTGTACCATCTGCGTTCCAGCTTTTGGCGTATATTTCCGACATATCCTGCTTTGGAAAAAACGCCACACTTCCATCCATCGGCACATCGTTTGCAGTAATATTTTCAACAGAAGGAACAATTTTCCCATTTATTCCAATAGGAGTCATTTGTGGCTGCTGAATTTGCTGTGTTTGCGCCGGTTGAAAATAATTTTGCGGCTGTTCAATTCTTTGCTGATTACCATATGGATTATACCCATATGATGCCTGATAAGGAATTTGCTGACTATATCCCGGTGCCGGATAAACTCCGTTCATGTTCATTTTCTTCAACCTCCTCCAAAACATCCTCGATTGCGTGAATAATAGATGACTGCGTTGACAAATCTAATGATTGCAATTCTTTTCTGGCAAAAATTTTCTCAAGAACATCGTCAGAAAACATTATCATCCCTCCCTTTGCTTATATTGTGGCATAAAAAAAGACGGTAAAACCGCCAGAATACCGTCTAAATAACGCCTGTTTCCCGCCGTATCACCGCCAAAATTGCAATAAAAAAAGAACGCCTTAAGCGTTCGTACGTTTGTTCGTGTTACCTTTGGTGTTACCTTTAATTTTTACTTTCAGAAAAGACACCATTCAAAATCTCCTTTCTTCCAGTAAAATCAAGGCTTCACAAGGTTTTCAATTTTAAAAAAATAGTAGCGGAAGGGAGATTTGAACTCGGTATCAAACCCCGCAAACCCGCATAAATACTAGGTTTCTTTATACCTAAAGGTGTTACCTCGTGTTACCTTTTACATCGATAGTGCTTTCGCAATGTATTCTTGCATCTCACTCTCTGTTTTATTATTAAAATAATAATGGTCAAGCGTTGTTCTAATATCAGTATGACCCATTTGTGTTTTTATTACAGATTCTGGAACATTTCCATCTATAAGCTTTGTAGCATATGTCTTTCTCGCCTTATGAATTGATCGCTCACCAATTTTAACTTTATCGCAGATCACATATAAACGTCTTGTAAATGCTTGTCCTTTTATCCTTTTACCGTTTTTCATAAAAATATATTCTCCAAAAGGGTTAAGCATTTTTATTTTTCTCATAAGTTCATTGGTATCTTCGGTAATTATAACATCTCTAAATCCGGCATCGCTCTTTGGAAAATTCTGAACATCAAACACATATTTGCCACTATCATCTCGGTATCGTATTTCTGTCTTTGATATATGTATCTTATTTTCTGCAATATCTGACCATGAAAGCGTGGATATTTCTCCAACCCTTAGTCCGGTTTTAAATGCCAAAATAATTCCAAGTTCAATCAATGTAGGCTGGTCTTCCATTATGAATTGTTCAATCAAAAGCTCTTCATCTTTAGAAAAAACTAATTCGTTGTCAGACTTATGATTCCTTTTAAATGACTTCTCCGAAATTTCTAAATCACCCATGAAATTGGTTATGCTCAAGCTAGTATAATGTTTTTTCTTTGCATATTTGAAAATTCCGTTAATCAATATCCGCATATCGGAGTACGCTTTCTGCGTAAGTTCCAGCTTTGAAATAGCTGTTTTTATGAATGATTCCAATATTTCTTCGTCAATATACCGGATTTTTCTATTTGCAATCGGCAAATACTCATTTTCAAAAAATCTTTTAAAATTCGTTTCGTACTTGTCCTTTGTCTGCCTTGTTATTTCACCATATTCCAATTTTTCAGAAATCCAGCTAGAATATACTTGGCTGATTGTCGGTTCATCTTCCATGGCTTTATAAAACTTCACTATCTCGTCCTCTATCGCCTTTTCAGATGTTCTTTTTACAAGTTTTTTCCCTCTCTGGCTTTCTTCATCGGGCAAATATGTGTAAAACTTACCGTCTTTTCCTTCCCAAATGCTATAATTGTGTTTTTCAATAAATTTCTTCCTTTCGTTCATCTCAATTTTTTTCTGAATGGTGTCTATGTCGATAATACCATTTTCAATGGCAAAATTCAACAATTCACTTTTAGAAAGATTTTCCGTTTAAATCACCTTCCAATCTCTTGACTTTTTGCTTTATATCAAAGATACGCCTTTCTACTGTTCTTAGCGGAATACAAATTTTCATTGATATTTCTTTTGGTATAAATCCACGAGCAAGAAGAGAAAATATTTCCTCTTCCTGCTCCGTAAAATTGGCGTTTTCAATAATTACTTCAAGCTCTGGCTTAGTCAGTTTTGAAAACTTCATAAGCCAATATCCTCCAATATTTTATTCTTCTCCCTGCCAGATCTTCGGCGTACCATCAGCATTGAGCATGACCGTACATCCATTACCACTCCGCTGATATAACAAATACATGACGCCCGTGTCTTTGTCCGCATAGATACTGTAATCCCGCTCACTTACTACCAATACCATCGTATTATTCTGTCCCGCGCTGACGTTTGCCATGTCACTGCATCCGGCGATCAAGAGTGTTGCTGTTAAAATTGCTGCTAAAATTTTCTTTTTCATAACTGCTCCTTTTCTCTGCTCTCTTCTTCCTCGATTGCCTTATAAAACTCGCTCGCTTTAATTTCTGTCATAAAGTCGAGTAGCTTTACTTCTACATTCTCCGCCGAACCATATAAAACATCGCCGATCATAAAGCACCTTGTGCTATATTTCCCACAAAATCTCATTCCGTAGCAGAAGTAATCCGGTTTTTTCGGCTTTGGTACCGTCTTTGCAATCTCAAGCCAATCCTTGGTAATTTGACAGTTTGCTCTGAAACGTCTAACACCGTTTTCGTAATACAATTTATTTTTTGTAAACATCCCCTGAAATTTCTGCAAATCATTTTCAGTTGGAATAATTATTACCGCTTTATCGTCTGGAATATATTGCGTCGACTCAATCCCGTGCTCCTCCGAAAATTTCTTAAATGCCTGCGCATTCGCTTTTACATCTTTCTGATACTGTACATATGCTTTATAAAAATCACTGTCTTTGTTAATTGTAAAAAATTTCTCCATCTATTTTTCCTCTCTTTCCGCCCCGCCGCATTACTGCTGGCGGGGACTATAGCTGTTTGACCTCATGCGAACCGGAGCTGTCCGGTCTGCTCTGCCTTAATCATCATGTTTGGTGTACGCTCTGCCACACATAACTCTGGTAGATTGGCTTTGACCAATGCCGCAGGAATCGGCGGACACACCGCATTGCCGCATCTTCTGACCTGTTCACTTCTAGGATATGTCTTGCCGGTGTAATCGTGATCTATTATGTAATCATCCGGGAATCCCTGGCATCCATACAGTTCCTTTGGTTCCAGCATACGAAGCCCGATATCCACAATCTGATAATCTACACCTTCAATCGTAACCAATCCAAATCTGTCCTTAGTGGTAACTGTATCAAGTGGCTTTTCGATGTCTTGCCCTGTGGCATCTCCGTAATATTTGATTAGAAACGCTCTAACCTCGCCAAAGTGACCGGCAGATGTTGTGATCGTGTGTAACGGCTCTCTCTCGTCTTGACCTATTCCCGATTTATAGAACTTGCTCAAAAATGATGTGACCAATCCGTATCGGTTCGAACCATCCACGGTCATAATCGGATCTTTAATCGTCTGTCCTCTGACTTCTCCCTGCGCCGTTTCGGAATGGTACTGGATAAGTGTAGGACTGATTAAACAATGTTCATTTTTGCTCACGATAGTTGTCAAAGGTTCTTTGACATCTTTACTCCGATCCTTTGTGAATCCAGTCTGCCCTATCTGCACTATATACGGTTTCACAATTCCATATCCGTGCTTTCCGGTGATTGTAGGCATCGGCTCACGAATATTATTCAGTCTGCGCTCCCCGCCATGATTGCACTGGATAATGAACGGTTCCGGGTTGTCCAGCACAAACTTTTTCAGTCCTCGTGCTATTCTCTCCATCGTCTTCGGTGCCAGTGGGCGTACCGCCCGGATCCCGTATTTCTCTTTGATTTCCTCGGACGTATCAAAAATGGACGGACATGGAAGAGAAAAGTCAAGCTGCGTGTATGCTCCCACATACGGTTTCAGCAGTCCAGCCTTGACCTCGTCACTGTCTGCCGGTGCGTGTGTCGGCTCTGGCCAGACTATCGGCTTGCCATCACACCGCGCGATCATGAAGAATCGTTTGCGCATGGTCGGCGCTCCATAATCAGCCGCAACCAACTCCCGGAACTCTACCTCAT